AAATATAATTTTAAACAATTTATTGCACAAAATAAAATTTCAAGACCTGTAGCTAAACATTTAAAATCTGAAATTGTAGAAATGGCTAGTGAAATAAAATTAGCCAAAGAAGGCGATGCAGATTTTGTGGAAGCCTATAGTCATTTAAATAAACCCTTACAAAATAGATTAATTAAGTTTTATGATATGATGATAGAAGAATGTGAAATAATAATCACAACAAAAAAAGAAAAGAAAGTAAAACTGGGAAAGAAGATTAAAATTAAAAAACGAAAAAAATAATATGATATTAATTGATTATAACCAGATGGTAATTGCTAATTTTATGGGATTCCGTAAACAATTTGAACCAGGTAAAGAGGATGTTATGATGAGACGTATGGTTCTTCATAATATTAGAATGATCAAGAATAAATTTAGCAATAAGTATGGAAAAGAAGTTGTTTTTTGTTGCGATAACAAAAAAAATTGGCGTAAAGACATTTATCCTTTTTATAAGGCTAATAGAAAGAAAGCAAGAGAAGAAAATAAACAGGGTGTTGATTGGCAAGTGCTATTTAATACAATGGATAATATACGAAATGAAATAGCAGAAAATTTGCCTTACAGAGTAGTTACTTTGGAAGGATGTGAAGCAGATGATATTATCGGGGTTATTTGTAAAGAATTTTCTCATAGAGATTATAATATATTGATAGTTTCTTCTGATAAAGATTTTATCCAATTGCAAAAATATCCTAATGTTTCTCAATGGTCTCCTCGAACTAAAAAGTTTATTAAAGAAAGTGATCCGGCCGGGCAATTGAGGTCTTTAATAGTAAAAGGAGACCGAAGCGATGGTATACCTAATATTCTTTCAAATGATGATTGCTTTGTGGAAGGACTAAGACAAAAGCCAATGTCGAAAAAGAAGATCCTGGAATGGATAAATATAGTACCGGAAAAGGCTCTTGAGGGTGAAATTTTAAGAAACTTTAAACGCAATGAGACTTTAATAGATCTTGGCTGCATACCGGATAAGATCGTTATAAATATAAGAACAAAGTATGAAAGCGACCAATATTTGGGTCGCGATAGAATGCTCAATTATTTTATTAAGCATCGACTTAAAGATATGACTGAATCGATACAGGAGTTTTAATTATGGCTTTATCATTAATGCAATTATTGGAATTGGTAGACAAAGCAAAGAGTCAAAAAGAAAGAGGGGATTTACTCAAACAAAATCACACTGACCATTTGGAAAACTTATTGTGGTATACATTTCATCCAGATGTAAAGTTTTTGTTACCTGAGGGAAAACCTCCTTTTAACGCCGGTGCAGAAGATCCGGGTTCAACACTGCTTTACGGACAAATTCGCAAATTAAGATATTTTGTTGAAGGTCCGGGGGGTGTAACTTTTTGCACAGGAAATACCATCGAACCAGCTAGAAGAGAGACAATGTACATAACAATGTTAGAGAGTTTAACACCAAAAGAAGCTGAGTATCTTGTAAACATGAAGAAGAAAGATCTCGGTATTCGCGGTTTAACTTATAAGCTCGTAAGTGAGACTTTTCCCCATCTTATACCACCTATGCAAACCAGCAATACATAAAATTTATTATAATAATTATGGAAGTGTGATTTTCTAACTTCTAATCAAGGATTATATGAAATTTTTTATAGTTTTTGTTATGGCGGTAGTAGTAGTAATTACTTACCCAGTAAAAATAATTATCCAGGAATCAGATGCTCTAGCAGCGAAAATAAATTTACCTCGCGATGCGCATGTAATATTCCATGGACCAGAAAAGAAAAAATTAATACCCATGGGTCCACGATCTCAAACAATAGATCCGACTACACTAATATCCGTAGATCAAGATGAAATATCTTGTCTAGCTTTAAATATATATTTTGAAGCTGCTGTTGAAAGTACAGCGGGAAAATTAGCAGTTGCTCATGTGACTCATAATAGAGTAAGTAGTAGGTATTTTCCTAATTCTTATTGTAATGTAATTTATGAAGGAATACATCATGCAAATGGTTTTCCTAAACGAGATCGATGCCAATTCAGTTGGTATTGTGACGGAAGATATGATAGTCCATATCCAGGGCCAACTTGGCAGAAGGTTCAAGATTTAGCAAATTACTATTATAAAAATGCTAATGATTTAAGAGATATAACAGATGGAGCAACACATTACCATGCTGATTATATTGACAGCCCTAGATGGGCGCTCCTTAAGAAAAAAACAGTGCAAATAGATACGCATATATTTTATAGGTAGATTATGCCAACATATGATTATGAATGTGAGGAATGTGATTTTGAATTTGAAGATATTTTTCCTATTGCAAGAAGGAATGAGCCTTTGGAAAGCCAATGTCCTGAATGCAATGGGAAGATAAAAATGAAAGTCGCATGCCCGATGTTTGTTTATGATAATATTTCAGGTACAACTGCTAAGGGCCATCGAAAAAAACCCGATGAAGCTTTTACAGATCACCTGAAACAAATGAAAAGGAATTATCCGGGAAGTAAGATGAATGTTTGATCATGTAGAACTTGAATTTGAAGAATTAAATGCCACCACCACAAATGGATCCAGAGTTTATCAAACTCCCGACGGATCCTTTCCATCCATTACAACAGTATTAGGTAGAAAAAAAGCTCAATTCTTTAAAGAGTGGAGAGCTAGAATTGGCGAAGAAGAAGCCAACAAAATAACAACTCAAGCCACTCGTCGTGGAACAAAAGTACACAAAGTTGTAGAAAATTATATTTCAAATAAAGAAAATTATTTTGAAGATTCTCAACCAAATGTTCAAGAGATGTTCTATGCTATCAAACCTCACTTAGATAATAATCTTGATAATATTGCTGGCATTGAAATTCCACTATGGAGTAAACAATTGGGAGTTGCTGGCCGTTGCGATTGTGTTGCCGATTGGAAAGGCCAAAAAGCAATTTTAGATTGGAAGACTTCAGGAAAATATAAAAAAAGAGAATGGGTTGAAGAATATTTCCTTCAGGCAACAGCTTATTCAATAATGTTTGAAGAAAGAACTAAAATCCCAATAAATAATATTGTTATAGTAATAGCAGTTGAGAATGAAGAACCTCAAATTTTTGAAGAGAAATCTTTTGATTATTGGAGATTACTTGAAACAACATTAAAGGAATGGTTATAATGAAAATATTAATAACCGGAGTCAAAGGATTTATTGGCCATCATTTATATAATTTTTTATCTGAAGAGGGCCATGATGTTTACGGTATTGATAATTGTTCGGGATTAGGTTGGGAAGATCGCGAAGTTCCTCACTCTGATTGTGACATCACTACAGACCCCTTACCCCATGTTGATGCTGATGTTGTGGTTCATTTAGCCGCGAAAGCCGGTGTTCGTAATAGTTGGGATCCAAAATATTTAAAAGAATATTATAAAGTAAATATTAAGGGAACAAAACGTATCTTTGATACTTATAAAAATTCTAAAATCTTATATGCATCGAGTTCTTCTGTTTCGGATATGAAAAGTCCTTACGCAATGACAAAAGGTGCCTGTGAAGTTATGGCGCCAACTAATGCTATAGGAATGAGATTCTTTACAGTATGGGGACCGCGATCGCGGCCTGATATGTTTTATAGACAATTACAAGAAGGAAATATTAATTATTTAACAACTCACACGAGAGATTGGTTATATGTAAAAGATTGTGTAAAAGCTATATATTTACTTATGACAGAAACTTCCGTATGGAAATTTTTTCCTAAAGTTTTTGATATCGGATATGGAACACCAAAATCTGTTTATGATTTTGCTAAAGAACATGCACCGAAAGATTTTGATATCGATTCAATTGATTTTAAAAATGTAACTGGCGAGAGCGAAGAAACTTGTGCTGATCCTACTGAAATTAAAAAGTTTGGTTGGGAAGCCGGCTTCGCGAGTGATGATTTTAATGTAGAATAATGTTATGTAGTTATCCCTTTAAACAAATTACAATTAGAGATTGGGATGGAGACAAAATTAAATGGTTTCATCCTTGTTGTAATATGTCGCGCCCTGATTGGGAAGATCCAATGGAATGGGAAGAGACAGATCTTACCCCCGAAGAAGCTTTTAATTCAAAACAATTTAAAGAATTACGTGAAGCTTTATCTAATAATAAAAAACATCCATTTTGTAAAACTTGTTGGGATATGGAAGAAAGAGGTATAGAATCTTTCAGAATCCATAATGATGATACTATTCCCAGAGGAAAATTAGATGTAGTTGATTTCATTTTTTCTAATAAATGCAATCTGGCATGTAGAATGTGTGATCCCCAAACGAGTCATAGATTAATGTTAGATTATGAATTCTTTAGCAAAGAAGGTTTACTTCATGAAGTTGAAGAGTCTACATCTGGTAAATTTAGAGGGCGAATTGAAATTCCCAAAACTTCTAATTCAAAACAATATAATTGGCTTTTAAATAATCCCTTAAAGGAACTCAGATTCAGTGGAGGGGAACCTTTTTTTGATGCACAAGTTTTGAAACTTCTCGATAAATATATTAATGAAGGTTGGGCTAAAAATACCATTCTTGCATATCATACTAATGGGACATTATTTAACGATCAATTAATTGAAAAATTAAATAAATTTAAAAAGCAACATCCTAAATTAAGTATAGATTCGGTCGAAGAAGGTTACGAATATATAAGATATCCTCAATCATTTGATGACCTAGATAAATCTATAAGATTATTTTTAAGAACTTCTACAAATTTAGGAAGAGTTAATATTGCAGTTGTTGTTTCTGCATTAAATATTTTAGATTTGCATAATCATTGGCAATGGTGTTGTACCCTACCTAAAAAAGTTTATGTTTCATATTGTGAAGTATATCCGGATAGTCGAGGCATAAGCCCAATTCATCTAAGTAGACAATTATTAGAAAAAGTTCCTCGGATAGATTCGAAAAAGTTTACTCAAATACTCAATTCATATTTAAAAAGAAATGTGGAAAATAAAAAGAAAACACTTAAAGAAATTACTCTATTTGATTTTTCTCGAAATCAACAATTTCAAAATTATTTACATCCATATTTAACACAATGGTTAGAATCGTAGTAGTCGGTGGAGGCTCCGCAGGTTGGATTACAGCACATTATTTAAAAAGAAATTTAGATTGTAATTTAACCGTTGTTCATAAAAAAGAAAATGAAATAATAGGTGTAGGAGAATCAACAACACCGACTATTTTAAAAGTCATAGAAGATCTTAAATCATGGCGAGAAGATAGTAAAGCTCTTATTAAGTATGGTATTCAATTTAAAGATTGGTTAAGACCAGGTAGTGAATGGTTTCATTTATTTGAAGATGCTTTTATAAAAGAATTTGGTGATTCTATTGAATATTTGAGAAAAGAACATCCTAAAATTAATTCGACTTTATTTAATAATTTTCATGGAGATTTTTTAGTTAGATGTAAAAATAATTTATTAGAAACAAATAATAATTCAATTCCCGGCCACGGGTTTCAAGTACAAGCAGATAAATTAGGTCTCGCCTGTAAAAATGAATTGGCTAATGATTATACACTAGTTGAAGAAGATGTTAGAGAAGTTCATTTAGATGAATTTGGAATAGAATCTATTCAAACAAAAACACATACATTATATGCAGATTATTTTATTGATTGTTCCGGATTTGAAAGAATATTAATTAAGAATTTAACTTCTTTTGAACCATATAAGGATATGATAGCAAATTCATATATTACTGGCAGATTAGACAAACATAAAAAAAGACCTTATACTGAAATAACAGCATTAAAAAATGGTTGGTGCTGGGAAATAGACACTCAAGATAGAACGAATGCTGGTTATGTTTTTTGTGATCATTTAACAAGTCATGAAAAAGCAATGAAAGAATCAGGCATAGAAGGAGAAAAGAAAAATTTTGTATCTGGTAAAATGAAAGACATAGCAATTAAAAATTGCATTAGTAATGGTCTAGCGCAAAGTTTTATTGAACCGCTAGAAGCAACATCATTAATGATGACTTGTTATACAGTTGAAAAATTAGTTGAGGTTATTAAGAGAGGAAAAAGAATAGAGACTCTTAATAAAGTTATGAATAAATTTTTAAATCACACTAAAGAATTTGTGAAATATCACTATATATTAAGTGAAAGAAAAGATTCAGAATGGTGGGAATATTGGACAGAACAGAAAAATGATATACAAGATTTTTTTGAACTCTCATTAAAGAATAAACGATATTGTAAAAAGAATGATACTTTGTTGAATCATTATAATATTGGATCTATGATGGTTGGGTATGAATGCTTCACTGAAGAAAGATAATATGAAAATAAACAAGATAGTCAACTTTTGGAAAGAAAACTTTGGGAAAGATGAAGATTTAAAATTCCCTTGCACTTATAAACCAGGTAGAAATAGCAAAGAATTTGAAGATTCTATAGATGCGATATTACGAGAAAAGTATCCTGAAAATTGGAAGAAGCACGGCGGAAAGTAATGAAAAAACCTTTGAAAGAACTTGCTATTACATTACAGACATGGACATGTAGTATGCACAATAATCCTGATAGAAATATTTGTCCTGCACCTAACGGAGAAACATTAGTAGATTATATGAATGAATATGATATGACACCGGATTATCGCGATAATTCTATACCTGAACAAGTAGCGGAGTTTATGATAACTGAACATGTTCATTGGAGAGATTTAGTCAGCTATGATATGAATTTGACTTTGGATGATATGGAAAAAGAATCATTAGATTATACCTATAGATTAAATCGCACACTTTTATTACCTAAAGATGGTCTCCCCCTACACCGGATGAAACATATGTTACACCCGAATATTGGGTTTTTTGGTAATATGCTCAAATATCAAAAAGATAAAATAGAAACACGAAATGGACATTCCGTATATATTCCATTTAAAGAAACATTATATTTGTTTAAACAATTATGAACATAATAATTTTAGGCGGTGGAAGTGCCGGTTGGTTAGCTGCTGCATATTTATCCCAAACTAATAAAGTTGAAATAAAGCTTCCTAAAAATTCCAAACCTATAGGTGTTGGAGAAAGTACATTACCCGGACTAGTTAAATTCTTTGATTATTGTGGAATATCTGAAGATGATGTAATTAATAAGTGTGATGGTGTAATTAAATATGGTATTAAACATCATGGTTGGCATAAAACTGATTGGGTACACCCGTTTCCCAATAATACTCATGCTTATCATTTAGATGCGTTAAAAATGATTATTCTTCTAGAAGAAATAACGCGTCCCAGATTATGTAAAGTAGATAATCCTGATTTAG